TCCGCTTCTGACCAGTCTTACGATCCATAAAGGTCAGGACAGTGGACAGGTCTTTCGATTCCTTGCGGTATTCTCTGGTGTCATAGATTTCCCGCAGGATGTCGTAAGCGGTGTCGGTCAGAGGAATGGTGCGGTAGCTGGATTCCGTTTTCGGAGGGCCAGCACGCCACACGCCCTGCTTGTGACGATACTCCAAAGTTTTGTTGACGGTCAGAGTATGCTTTTCCCAATCGATAGCATCCCATGTCAGACCGATCATTTCACCAGTGCGTAAGCCTGTTTCCAGAATCAGCGCATACTGAGCGTAGTTATGGGAATGCTTGGCAGCATCCAAAAACTGTTTCTGCTCAGCTACGGTCAAAAAGTGGATATCATCAGGTGCACGAACGGGCTTTGTGTAGCGGACACCGTCCATAGGATGACGGTCGATGAAGCCATTATCTTTGGCACTCTTGAAAAATGTGCCCATGGTCATATAAGTCTGGCGGATGGTAGAACCAGCATAGTCGCTCTCCATGGCATTCAGAATCATCTGGCAGTCCATAGGTTTGACATCTCGCAGCAGCATAGAACCGATAAACGGCTGAACATTATGTTCGTAGCGTTCACGATAATTCCGAAGCGTATTCGGAGCACGGTTGCCAACGACATCCTTCAGCCAGCGGTTGAACCATGCATCGACCGTCATATCAGGTGATGTTGCGGTGCGAAGCTCTGGATGGCGGCAGAGGTAGAGCTGCTCCTGCCGCCAGTTTTTGGCTTCAACTAAAGTATGGAAGCTTTGCTGGCCTTTCTTTCCGTGATAGGAGTATTTGGCGTAGTAGTATTTGTCTTTCCGTTGACCAAGCCCTTTTCCGAGTTCTTTTCCTTTAAGATCTTTGCCCATGTTGCGGCTCCTTTCTGAGAAAAAAAGAGCCCACACAACACACTTTATTGTATCATGTGGGCATGGTTTATGCAAGTCCTTCAGAGGACGTTATATGGTGTCAGATGGCGTACTGCTCATCCAGAAACTCCTCAAACTTTTTCCGTTTGATGCGTTTTGTATTGCCCACGAATACAACAAACTTGCAGCCATCTTGCGAGGCGAGTTTAGCAAGACGATTTTGCCCCACACCAAAATAGGCAGCGGCCTCTTCAATAGAAAGCAACCACTTTTCACAAAGCGGTACGGGTGGAATAGCTTTTTTGGTGTAAGTATCGCTATCAGACAAGGAACTGGGATCACGGTTGATGTCATCAGTGAAGACGGCAAAAGGGGTGGAGTGGATGTTAAGGTTGGTACTCATAGTGCTTCCTCCTTGGTGATAAAAAGTGTCT